GGGCGGCGCGCAAGGCCGAGGCCCTCCGCAAGGCCCTGCGCGAGGCCGAGGGGAGAGGGGCGGGCAAAGCCTAATCTACATAAATTGGCGGGAGGCCATTTGCGGGCGGCCCATTGGCATTGCATATCTGAGTATGGCCCAGGAGCCCCAAAAACGTAAAAAGCCCACCCGCACAGCGCCCAAGGCCGGTCGGCGCAGTCGCTATCGCGGCGAGGCGGACGACCAGGCGGCCTCTGTGGTCGCGCGCATGGGTGGGACCAACGCCGAGATCGCCGAGGCGCTCAATGTCTCGGAGCGGACGCTGGACCGTTGGCTGAGCGAGCAGGAGGGCCTCCGTCAGGCGGTGGCGGCCGGTAAGGCCGACTTCGACACGGACACCGTCGAACGCTCGCTCTTGCGGCGGGCCCTCGGCTACGACTACGACGAGGTGACGCGGGAGCTGGGCGAGACAAAAGAAATGACGCCCGACGGACCGCTGACTACGCCGGTCATGGTAGAGACCAAGCGGATCCGCAAGCATGAGCCGGCCAACGTCACGGCGGCGATCTTCTGGCTGTGCAATCGCCGGCCCGACAAGTGGCGCCAGAGGCAGGAGCATCAGGTCACCGTCAGTCTGCCGGAGATCACCGTCAAGAAGACCTACGAGAAGGCCGAGCAGGCGGCGGGGGGCAAGGGATGACGACGGCAACGGCGAGACCACCCACGGCGGCCCAGCTGGTGATGGACCTCTCCAAACGCCAGACGCTGGCCTGGGACACCCTCGAACGCGACGACGTCGAGAGCGTCTGCTACGGCGGGGCCAAGGGCGGCGGTAAGTCGGTCCTGCTGTGCTACTGGGCCTATTACCAGTGCCTCAAGATCATCAAGCAATTCGGGCTCACCTGGCGCAAGCACCCGATCCCCGTCGGCTGGCTGGGTCGGCTCCGGTCCAAGGATTTCGGGGATACGACGCTGGAGACCTGGAAGCGGTTCATCCCGCCCGAGGGTTATCAGCTCCGCGAGCACGACTCGGAGATCGTGATCGGGCCGGTCAAACTGGTCTTCGGCGGCCTGGACAATCGCGAGAGCGTCCACAAGTTCAACTCTGCCGAGTACGGCTTTATCTGCGTCGACCAAGCGGAAGAAGTACCGGAGGACCGCATCGACGTCTTGAAGGCCAGCCGGCGGCTCTCGATCCGCGGCGTGCCGATCCGGCCCAAGGCCCTCTACACGGCCAACCCCGGACCCGGCTGGCTCAAGGAGCAGTATTGGGGCGGCTCGGATCCGGCCAAGCGGTTCATCCAGGCCCTGCCATCCGATAATCCGTATCTGCCCGAGAGCTACGTCGATATCCTGACCGACGCCTTCAAGCATCGCCCGGAGCTGCTCGAGGCCTACCTCCGCGGCAACTGGGAGTCCTTCGAGGGGGCCGATCAGGTGATCCTCGACCGCTGGCTGCGCCAGGCGGCGCGATTGAAGAAGGTCCGCCAGGTCGAGCGGCGGTTTCTGGTGTGCGATCCGGCCGAGTTCGGCGACGACGAGACGGTCATTTACACCTTCGAGGACAGCGATATCGTCGCCCAGAAGATCTACGGCAAGAAGAGCAAGGCCTTTACGGCCAACCTGCTCCACACCATGGCCCTCAAGGTCGGCGCGACGGCCGTTGTGGTCGACGCCTGCGGCCTGGGTGAGGCGGTCGTCCACCTGCTCCAGGTGATGACCGGCGGGGCCTATCGTGTGATCCCCCTTAATTCCGCCGAGCCGGCCCGCGATAAGGCCAAGTACGCCAATACGCGGGCGGAAATGTGGTTTACGGCGGCGGCCATGCTGGAGGAGGGCGATATCGCCCTCTCGGCCGATCAGTGGATGGACGACGACGACTACCGGATGCTGGTGGCCGAGTTGTGCGCTCCGACCTATGGCTTTGCCGGCCAGAAATTGAAGCTCGTCAAGAAGGAAGAGACCAAAAAACTCCTCGGCCGCAGCCCTGACCGGGGTGATACGGCGGTGATGGGCTGGTATAGCCTACCCCGCGTGCCCAAACTCAAGCAACCCAAGGACGATTACGGACGCGGCCGGCGGTCGGGCAAGAAACGCTCGGCGATGGCGGCGTAGCAGAGAGATGTTAGAAGTCAGAAGTCAGGAGATACAGACATGGCCAAGAAGCAGGCATTGAGTGACCAGGTGGCGGCGATGGAGAAGCGTATCCTCAAGGTGGACGGCACGCCGCGAGCGGGCACGACGCCCGAGCAGATCGAACAGCTCGAGACGCTGCGGGAGCAGCTGGCCGGGGAAGGGCAAGGCCCGGACCGGCAGGACAAGCAGGAGAGCACCGCCGAGCTGGCCGATAGCGACGGCGTCGTCGACGACGAGACGCTCGCCGAGCCGGACGAGGAGGCCGAGCCGGTCGATCCCGACCTGGCCCGCAATACGCCCGAAGGGTACGATCTGGGCAATGGGCCGGTGGAGTTCATCAATCCGACGCGGAATATCAGCATTAACGTCAACGGCCAGACGCGGACCCGGCGGGTGCCGGTGCGGTCGTAGTCAGTAGTCAGGAGTTGAAGCGGTGACATTGGGGCTCAACAGTCAGATCGAGCGGTTGGAGCTGGCCCGCCAGTTCTACGGTGAGGCCTCCGAGGCCCTCCGCGCCGAGCATGATCGGCTGCGGGAAAACTTTCGCTTCTACTGCGGCGGCGACGGCCAATGGGACGCGGACGCCTTGGCCACGCTCGACGAAGAGGGCCGGCCCCACCTGACGATCAACAAGTGTATGCCCACCCTTAATTTGCTCTCGGGCTACCAGCGCAAGTTCCGCCAGGCGGCCGAGTTCAAGCCGCGTCGCGGCGGCAACGCTCAAGTCGCCCAGGTGATTACCCGACTCTGTCGCCACGCGATGGATACCAGCCGGCCCAAGGGCGACTGGGCTCTGTCTGAGGCGTTTCTGATGGGGGCCATCGGCTCCAAGTGGTGGGTCGGTCTGGATATCGACCGGAGCTACGACCTGGTCCATGGGGACGTCTTACCGAAGTCGATCAGTTGCTTCGACATGCTCGAAGATCCCCTCTTTCGCGGCTACGACGTCAACCAGACGGACGTCTATCAACATTGCCGCTACGTCATCCAGAGCCGCTGGCTGACGGGCCAGCAGCTGCGGCTGCTCTTTCCCGACAAGGCTCTCGAGCTGGAGCTCTATCAGGGCAAGCTCGACGAAATGAAGCCCTCGGGCGGCGACGTGCGCCTGGGCACGCGGACCCAGAGCGACGCGGCCGGCGGCGACTACGACAGCGCCGCCACCGTGTTCGAGCGGGGCGAGACGCGGACGGTCCGCTGGCGGACCCGGTTCTGCTGGCATAAACGCTATATCCGCCAGAGCTATCTGGTCATGCCGACGATGGGCAAGATCTGGGACATGAGCCACAAACGCGGCGAGGCCCAACAGCTGGCCCGGTCCTCGGGCGGGCGGCTCGAGTTCTACGAGCGGCTCCATCCGGAGCTGCACCTGATCGTGACGGTCGGCGAGGGTGCGGGGATCGAATTGGAGTACAAGAAGAACCCGCTGGGCAGGCTGCGTGTCTACCCCTTCGAGCGGTTCTGTCCCTATTGGGTGGATGGTATGCCTCTCGGTATCATCGACAACATCAAGGACTCACAGCGCGAGCTCAATAAGCGACGCTCGCAACTGCTCCACCACCTCAACAGCACCGCTAACAGCGGCTTTGACATCCCGAACGGCTCGATCAGCGAGGAGGAGGACCGGCGGCTCCAGAGCGAGGGGGCATCGGCCGGCTTTAATCTGCACTTCGATCCAAAGGTCGGCCCGCCGGTGCGACGCACGCCGGCGCCTTTGAGCGAGGGCCATTTGCGGCTGGGACTGCTGGCCGACGACGATATCGACAAAGTGACCGGCCTCAACGACGCCATCCGCGGCTACGGCGACCGCGGCAAGGAGTCGGGCGAGGCCCTCAAAACCAGGCGTGATCAGGGGCTCACCGTCGGCGAGGTGGTCTTCGACAACTTCGGCGCGACGCAACTGGGATTCTACGAGACGCTCGGCGAGCTGGTCCGCTATCGCGACGACAAGGGCCGCGGACTCTACTCCGATGAGGAGATCGCTCTGATATGCGAGGAGGAACAGCTAAGCGTCGACCGCGAGCTCTTGCACTCGATGCACCTGGGCCGCTACGGGATCAAGGTCCAGACCTCCCAGAGCACGCCGACGGTCCGCAACCAGGGCTTCGTCCAGCTGATGGAGCTCTTGCAGGGCGTGCCCAACCTGGCCGCAGAAGTCGACCCGCTCGAGGTGTTGGAGCTCTCGGACATACCCGGCAAGGAGCGGATCATTGAGTCGGTCCGCGCCCGACGTCAGGCGATGCAACAACAGCAGGAGCTGGCCGCGGCGCAAGAGCAACAGGCCCAACTGGCCGGGGGGATGGCGTAATGGCCGATAGACGACTGCAACACGCCAAGAACGCCGACCAGGGCCGCAAGCTGCTCTACGAGACGCTGCTTAAACGCCAACCGTTTAGCGGCTCGGTGCGGTTCAATTTCTTCAAGGGCGGCCTGACTGGCGTCCAGATAGAGGAGACGATCAAGCCCGATCAGTTGGCGTCATAGAGGCCAGTAAAGACAACCAGGTTTGAGGGACACTCGGAACAACCGAAGCCCTGTCGCGTGGGACCAACAAAGCTCCGCGCGGCGGGGCTCTTTTTTTTCCCCACGGCGACGGGACGTAGTCGCCGCCATCCCCACCCGGCGGGCAGACTGGGACGCCAGGCGAAGAGCCTGGGAGATGCAGAAAGGACTGAGACCATGAGCAAGGACCAGACAGCAGGACAGGACATTGTGACCGATCAGGGCAGCGCCACGGCAACAGAGACACCGACACCGCCGGCCGAGCCGAAGCAGGCCGATGAGCTGCTCGACGAGGTTCTGGGCGAGACGACGCCGACGCCGGAGACGCCGACACCGGAGACACCGGAGGCCGACCGCGCCCAGGCGGGGATGCTCCGCGACCTCCAGAGCGAGCGGGCCCGACGCCAGGAGGCCGAGAGCCGCCTGGCCCGGATGGAGGCCATGGAGGCCGAGCTGGCGCAGTTGCGCGAGAAGGTCAGCCAGGCCGGCGAGACGGCCGGCGAGGAGGACCCGCTCGCGGGCCTCGACGACGAGGACTTCGTCTCGGCCGCGACGGTGCGGGCGGCTATGACGCATGCCCAACGCCAGGCGCATCGGCACGGCGTTCTACAGCGACTACGCCGACGTGCTCGGCCGCGGCGGGGCCCTCTTGACGCCTGAGGAAGTCGCCCACGTCCAGACGGCGAGCACGCCGGCCGACGCGGCTAAACGGGCCTACGGGCTCTGCCGGCAACGGCTCGGTCAGAACGCTACGCCAGCGGCCGCGCCGTCGCCCAGCTATACGCCGCTGCCGCCGGGCGCCGCGCCAGCGGCAACACCGGCAGCGCCGCAAGGGGCGGCCCTGGCCCAACTGGTCGACGTGCTCCAGTCCACCACCGACGAGGGGGAATTGAATCGGATGCTGGCTCGCCTGCAGCGATCCGGCTGATTAACGACAACCAGGAGCCGCAAGGCCCCGGCTAGGGGCTACGGCTCATAGTACGAGGAGTGACAGTCATGGCGGACACCGAATTTTCCGCAAGCGTACATTCAACCCTGGTGCGAACGGCCTACGCGCGCAAAGCGCTCTTGTGGGCCCAGCAGCAGATGTATTTCAAGCCCTTCATCAAGGACCAGATCTCCGACGAGGTGGCCTCGACCGGGCGCGAGAAAGACGCCCCGGCCATTACCGACGGCTCCGACGGGATCATCACCCGCAAGAGCCAGCTGGTCAACGAGGCCGGCGACAAGGTCCGCGTCTCGGTGCTGGCGCCGCTGACCGGCGAGGGCGTCGTCGACGACTCGGACCTCGAAGGCAACGAAGAGTCCATGACCTACTACACCCAGGACGTCACCGTCCACCAGCGGCGCAACGCCGTCCGCTCCAAGGGCAAGACGAGCCTCCAGCGGGTCAAGCTCTCCTTCCGCGAGGACGCCAAGACTAGCCTGGGTAACTGGCTGGCCCAGAAGATCGACACGGATATCATGCTGGCGCTGTCGGGCCTGGCCAATGCGGCCGGCACGCTCAGCGCCGCGACGCCGTCAAGTAACCGCCGCTGGGTCGGCGGCCAGACGACGGCCGGAGTCGTCAGCCACACGGCCAACGACCTCGACGCCGAGCTGGGCTCCGGGACGGGATCGGATACCTACGCCGATTACCTCTTCGGCACTCAGGTCATCCAGACCGTCAAACGCAAGGCGGAGATCGCCGGGGCCGGCTATCCGCCCATTCGGCCGCTGATGATCAAGGGTAAGAAGTATTACCTGATGTTCATTCACCCCTGGCAGGCCAAGGCCCTCAAGGCCGAGTCGGCCTGGATCAACGCCCAGAAGGACGCCAATATCCGCGGCGAGGACAACCCGCTCTTTAGCGGCGCCCTGGGCGAGTACGACGGGGTCATCATCCATTCGACCGACAAGGTCGAGACCCGCGTCGGCGACGGGACCGGGACCGATCCGTCGACCTACTTCGAGTCGGGCGACGCGGCCAACTCCTCCAACGAGACGATCTGTAGGGCCCTCTTTGTCGGGGCCCAGGCGGGGCTGCTGGCCATCGCCAAGAACGTCGGCTGGGATGAAAAGACCTTCGACTATGGCAACAAGACGGGTATCGCCGTCGGCGCCATGTACGGCGTCGTGCGGACCGAGTTCAACTCGGAAGACTTCGCCACTATCGCCGTCGATACCTGCGTCGTGGCCGATTAGTCAGGGGTCAGAAACTCGAAGACCTGAGTAATTGAGTTGATCACTCATAACTGTAAGGAGTGCATTATGTACGCACGACGTAATTTCTGGTTCAACGTGGTCGACGCCCTGGGCGCTGCGATCACCTCGGGCCTCAAAGTGACCATCCTGGCCGCCGACGGGGCGGCCACGGCAGTCTATGCGGGCCCCTCCGGCTCGACCGAAGTCGGCTCGACCGGGGTCATTTCGTCGACCGCCTTTGCAGCGCTGGCGACGCCGGGGCTCGTCTCCTTCTGGACGACGCAAAGTTCGGTCGACGTAGAGATCGTCTCGGAAGAGGGCGCTCACGTCAAGGTAGAGGGCCTCACCGGGGCCGATCATCGGATCGTTCTGGACGTCAATCGGGCCGACGCGCAACTGATCTTCGCCAAGACGGCGGCGGGAGCCGAGCTGGTCGATGCGGCGGCGACGTTCGTCGACTTTCCCGGAACCGTCACCATCGCCGGCGAGAACCTCCACGCCGGCGATCGGCTCCATGTCTTCGGCCAAATCCTCTTTGCCGACTTCAACAGCGGCGACACGATGGACCTGAAGGTGCTCCTGGGCACTGAGGCCATCCTGCAGACGACCGACGTCACGCCGGCGGCCAACGACGACACGATCACCTTCGACTTGTGGGTGACCGTCGACACCGCCGGTTCGTCCGGCAAGCTCAAGGTGACCGGCCATTGGTGGACGGACCTCAACGGGACGGTCGTCGATCATATTGTCAGCCCCACCGGCGCGGCCAAGCAGGTCTCGGAGGATCTCTCCGGGGATCTGGTCTGCAAGGCCCAGGGCGACTACTCGGCCGAGCACGCCGACAACGAGGCGTACCTGATCGACTTCGCCGTCATCAAGTACAGCAACGGCAACGTGTAGCACCTTTTTTAGCCATCCATCAATGCGGGCCGGTCGGGCTCTGGCCATGGGCCCGGCCGGCCAACCCCGCACGGACGGATCGCCGAGGACAACGCTATGTACAATCTCAGGCAGTACAAGTTCGAGGTGGTCGACGCCAACGGCGCGGCCATTACGTCGGGACTGACGGCGACGATTCAGAAGTCGGCCTCGTCGATTACCGTCTACGACTCGGCCCGCCGCGCCAGCAAGGCCAACCCCATCACGCCCGACGGGCGGGGCTGTTTTGCCTTCTGGAGCAGTTACGCCAGTGTCGATATCGTCCTGGCCGACGCCACCGGCGGGGCCTACACGTTCAGCGATCTCACACCGGCGGATCATCGGATCACGCTGGCCAAGCAATCGCTGACCGTTGAGAATCGCATGGACGCCGTCGAGGCCCTGGCCTCGGGCAAGATCATCGTGGTCAGCGACTCGGGTGTGGCGGCCGATGTGGCTCTCTCCGGTGATGCGACGATCAGCAACACCGGGGCGCTGACCATTGCCGAAGGGGCGGTCGAAGACTCCATGATCGAGGCCCTAGCCGACGGGGAGATCCTTATCGGGGTCGACGGCACCGCGGCCAATAACGCCAAGGTGACGGTATCGGGTGATGCATCCCTGGCCAACGACGGGACGCTGACGGCGACGCATAGGACCGTCTGGCCTATGGCGGTCATGGGCACGCTGGGCATCGACAACGACGGGGCCGAGACCAACGGCGGCGGCGTTCATGGCGGCTCGGGCGTGACGCTCACCGAACAGGCGGCGGCGCTGTGTGTGGTCGAAGACTACGACGGCGGCGGCTCGGACTTCCAGCAGCTAGCGACCTCTTCCAGTGGGGCGGGCTTTACCGCCGACTATCAGCTGTTTCCCGACACCGAGGTCGAAAACGACGCGGCCTATTTCGGAGGGGCCGTACCCTTCTGCGAGCTGGCCCTGAATATCTCGGCGACCGTGGCGACCTACGGGGCCGACTCGATCACCTGGGAATACTGGGACGGGGCGGCCTGGTCGGCGCTGACCATTATCCAGGACCAGACCGACGCCGACGACGCCGACGGAGACAGGCCCTTCCAGCAGGACGGGGCGATCCATTTCATCCCGCCGAGCGACTGGGCGGCCGTCGAGGTCAACAGTCAGAGCGCCTACTGGATCCGGGCCCGCTGCAACGCCACCGTCAATATCACCCAGATCCCGCTTACGGACTCCAAAGAGCATGAGATCGTCACGCCGACCGACGGCTTTATCTGCCCGCACGACGGGACAATCTCGGCGATTCGGCTGCACGACTACGCCGCTACGCTCCATACGGCCGCGGATATCAAGTTCTGCCTGGTCAATTTCACCACCGGGGCCCATAGCGGCGAGTTGACCTTCGCCCAGGACATCGCGACCGACTACTGGAGCTCGCTGAGCCTGGCGGTCAACGCCGACGACGTGCTCGGCGTGCTCATTACCGCCGAGGACGGCACCAACGAGGCGGTCAACGTACAGCTTGAGCTGGACGTGACGCTTAGCTAGTCAGGAGTCAGGATGTGAGTATCACCAAAGCCAACATCCTCACGCAGGTCCAGGCCCGCACCGGACGCGGCTCTGACGTGAGCGACATAGACGACGAGCTGGCCTCTGTCCTCTTGGACCTCTCCAGCCGGGTGCCGGCCATGGTGCAGAAGTCGACCACCGTCGCCGTCTCGGCCGCGGCCGCCTCGGCGAGCCTGCCGAGCGACTGCGTCGAGCCTGTGGCCGTCCAGAACGCCGCCGGCGGCTTCCTCGAGAAGATCGCGTTCACCGAGTATCTGAGTTTCGCCAACGCCATTAGCGACACGGCCGCGACGCCGCTGCGCTGGGCGGTCTTCGCCGACAACCTCTACGTCCATCCGGCCCCGACCGGCTCTGTCAACCTGACGCTCCACCATAGCTACGACGAGGACGACGTCGACAGTATCGGCCTACCGGACGCGGCCAAGCTGGCCTGTATCGAGGGGGTCTGCGCCCAGGTCGAGGCGGGCCTGGGCCTGGTGGGCGAGGTCGACCCCAACACGTCGGGCCATCGGGCCCTTTACGAACAACAAGTAGCGATCCTCCAGGAACGCTACCAACATCGGATTCCATAACGGGAGTATGACTATGGCTATGACCTTTAGCACGATGAAGACGGGCCTCGACGCGATCTCGGGCCGCATCCAAAGCAACAGCCAGAAGCTCGAACGGGCGGCGCAGTTGATCGATCAGGCCGAGGCCGACCTGGGCCTGCTGGCGACGCAGTACGCCGCGACGGTGGCGGCCATCAGGGCGGCGGCCGACGGCTCGGACGATCCGGCGCTCTTGACGGCCAAGGCCGAGGCCGACCTGCTGACCGCCGAGTTCAACGCCCTCAAGGCGACGGCGACGGCCCAGAAGAACGCCCTGGCGGCCCTCTAGTCTAGGAGTTGCTCGTGGGTTTTCCCGAGGACTGGCAATATAAGATCAAGGTCACCCTGGCCAGCGCTATCATCGACGCGGCCCTGACGGACTTTACCTCGCTCCTGGTGCGCAGCGGCGCGACGGGGATCCCCGATCACGTCTTCGCCAACGCCAACGCCGACGGCTCGGATATCCGGGTCTCGCTCAACGCAGACGGCTCGGGCCTCTTGACCGCCGACGTCATTCACTGGGTGGCGACGGCTGGATCCCAGGCGGCCCTGGTGCGGATCGGGACGATGAGCCGCTCGGCCTCGGCCGACGACACCGTCTATCTCTGGTACGGCAACGCCAACGCCACGGCCCAGACGGGCTCGGGGGCTTACGATGACGACTGGCGTTGTTATTACCCCGGCGGGCCGGTGGGGGCCTCCGGCGCGGTGGCCGACCGGACGGCCAACGGCAACAACCTTTCCGGCGGTCTGGGTGTCGGCGACGTCGCCGACGGTCCCGTCGTTGCCGGAGTGGAGTCTCTGGTCTTCGACGGTTCGACTGTCGAGACCGCCGCCGGTGTCGGGGCACAGACGGCCGCGGCGACGTTGCTGGCGTATGTCAAGACCAACACATCCGTCGACAATGCTGTTTTCTTTGCCGCTTCCCGCGGGGGCAGCGACGGCAATATGTGGTGCGGATTCGCCGGCGATCTGGCGGCCTTCAAGTACGGGGGTAAGGCGGCCACAGAGCCGGCGCCGGCCGATTACCTCGACAATGCCTGGCATCACTACGCCGGCGAGAATATCAGCGCCACCAGTCGGCGGGTGCTGATGGATGGTAGCGAGCTGGCAACCAACAGTGAGGACGACGGCACCAACGACCGCACGGATATCTTTGTGGGGGCTTATCACGAGGGTGTGGTTGTACCGTTTACCGGCTCGCTGGCCGAGATTCAGTACCACAAGGTGGCGCGGGGCGACGCCTGGATCGACGCCGAGTACGCCCAGACGTCGGATGCCGGCAACGCGGTCAGTTTCGCCAGCGCGGCCCTGGAGCGGGTGCAACACAACGACCAGCTCGGCGCGCTGGACGCCCTGAGCGGCTCGGCCAATGAGGCCTACGGCTCCTACGTCGACGCCGACGGCGTCACCCAGTACCGCAATCAGGCCTACGGCGATTCGCATAACGACGCCTACGGGAGCCTGGCCCAGAACGAGGCCGTCGGCTCGCATTTCGAG